CCGCCGCTGTTTCCTATGCTGAAAGCTATCAGCATATGGAGCAGGGATATTACACGGATAATCCCATGCCGCCGACTACCGAACAGGCGGTAATAATGCTGTCATCGCATTTCTATGAGAGCCGCGATGGCTCGACTGGCGGATTTTTCGGGGACAATGTTCAGGCGGGGAAACAGGTGTGGGATACGGTGAATATGTTGCTGCGACTGGACAGGCGGTGGAAAGTATGAGTTTCGGTAAGATGAACACGCAAATACAGATAACTCAAAAACAGGTCACGCTCGATGGCGAGGGCTTTCAGACGGAATCCAATGTCGTTGTAGCAACAGTCAGAGCCTATCGGGAGGGTCGGCACGGCAGCGAGAAATGGGCTAACCGTGCCGCATTTTCCGAAGCAACCGACCTGTTCCGTTTCAGAACAATCCCTGGTCTGATAGTTACAACAAATATGCGGCTGTTATGCGATGGTTCTGTATTTGAGATAACCTCTGTCAAAGATGTGAAAGGCAGAGGTATGTATATTGAAGTGCTTGCAAAGGAGGTGCAGCCGAGTGGCTAAGGCTGATGTAAAAATGCCCGATGAATTTCTTGCGAGGATTTCTCGGCTTGGAGCGCAGACCGACAGCATTGCCGAAAAGGTATTGCAGGCGGGCGGCGAGGTCGCTCTCGCAAAGGTCAAAAGCAATCTGAAATCCGTTGTAGGTTCGGGAACGAAAAGTAAATCCCGCTCCACAGGAGGACTTGAACGGTCGCTCGGCTTATCTCCCGTTATGGTCGACAAAAACGGAAATCATGACATCAAGGTAGGATTTTCCGAGCCGAGAACGGACGGCGGCAGTAACGCTAAAATAGCGAATATCCTCGAATACGGCACAAGCAGTCAGTCAGCGAAACCTTTTCTGAAACCTGCGAAATCCGCTGTGAAAAAGCAGTGTGTGGAAGCCATGAAATCCGCGTTTGAAAAGGAGGTCGAGGGGCTGTGAGTTTGCTTTCGGAACTCTCTGCGATAGCTAAAAAGCTGAAAATCCCGGCGCAGACTGCGATGTATTCAGGAAAGGCTCCCGATGAATATCTGGTATTCACTCCGCTGTACGACAGCTTTGAACTTCACGCAGACAATGCGCCGACTGCCGATGTGCAGGAAGTACGGATTTCTCTGTTTACGAAAAGCAGTTACACCCGTACTGTGAGCAGGATTGTAAAGGTTCTGCTCAGCGCGGATATTACCGTAACCGCCCGAAAGTATGTCGGTTATGAGGACGAAACTGGCTATCATCATTACGCCGTTGATACGGCGAAAAACTATGAAATGGAGGAGATATAAATGGCAACAATAGGTCTTGACAAGCTGTTCTACGCTGAAATAACCGAGGACAGCGACGGCAGCGAAACCTACGGAGTTCCCGCTTCGCTTGCAAAGGCAATTTCGGCAGACCTCTCCGTGGAGCTTGCGGAAGCAACGTTATATGCCGATGACGGCGCTTCGGAAATCGTCAAGGAGTTCAAAAGCGGAACGCTTTCACTTGGCATTGACGATATAGGCAATGACGCGGCTTCGGTTCTGACGGGCGCTACCATTGACAGCAACAACGTGGTCATTTCCACCAGCGAGGACGGCGGCAAGCCCGTGGCTATCGGGTTTCGGGCGAAGAAATCCAACGGCAAGTACCGATACTTCTGGCTGTACAGAGTGAAGTTCGGAATTCCGTCAACCTCGCTTGCAACAAAGGGTGACAGCATTACGTTTTCCACGCCTACAATTGAAGGAACGGTCTTACGCAGAAATAAGCCGGACGGCAGCGGAAAGCACCCATGGAAAGCGGAAGCGACCGAGGGCGAGAAGAACGTTCCTGACAGTGTAATCACGGGTTGGTACAAGTCTGTATATGAACCAACATTCACGGCAAAGTCCGCTGAAACAGGCAAGTAACGGAGGTATGAGCAATGACGAATGAACGCAGTTCTTTAATAACCATCGGCGGTGAGCAGTACGAGATGATCCTCACCACCAGAGCGACAAAAGCAATTTCTAACCGCTACGGCGGACTTGACAACCTTGGCGATAAGCTGATGAAATCAGAAAATATGGAGATGGCTCTGGACGAGATAATCTGGCTGATAACTCTGCTTTGCAATCAGAGCATTGAAATCTACAATCTAAGAAACAGCGATAAAAAGCCGCTTCTCACCGAGAAAATTGTGGAACTCCTGACCTCTCCCGGCGAGCTTGCCGAATACAAGGACGCTATCACCGAAGCTATGCTGAAAGGCACAAAGCGCAATGTGGAAAGTGAGGATACATCAAAAAACGCAGTAACAGCCGGGTGAACGATGCAGAACTATTCACCCGGCTGTTCTATTATGGAACGGCGCAGCTGCACCTCGCTTCGGAAGAGGTGTGGCTTATGCCGTTCGGCTTTCTGATGGATCTGTGGGAGTGCCATAAGCAGTTTATGGGGATTGCTAAACCTAAACGTGAAGCGGATATTGACGAGGTTGTGCCGATGGAAATTTGATTGGAAAAGTGGTTGAAAAAAGTGGAAATGCGTGGTATAATATAATAATTGAAGGTTAACTTATGTATGATATTTAGGAGTGAGAGAAATGAATAGACAGATTGATTTTAATATGCTCATTGAATTGCAACGATTAGAGAATCTATCACAAACATATAAGTCAGAATTACGATGCATAAGTAAAACAATAAGAAATACAATTTGGAATGATAACAACTCTCTTAGATTATATAAATTGCTTCAAGTTACTAATGATGTGTATGAGTTTGTGATAAAACTCATAGACTTTTTTGACTTGTCGCTAATATATGAGTACATTAATATTTTGCAGAATTTTTCTTGGTTTATCGGTATAAGTTCAGAAGAAAGTTGCTTTGACACACTCAGAAGCACTGTTCAGATGGAAAATTCAAGAAAAGAAATAGAAAAACAATGGCAAGATATTAATGCTTCCGAAAATGGTTGTAAAAGCTTTAAAGAAATATTTGATGATGTGTTTTCAAATTGTATAGAAAAATACAGAGACAAATTCTTTCATAGGTTAACTGAAACTGATTGCTTATGCAGAGTAGTTAATGATACATATCCTATTAATAAAGAAAGATTTATACCTTGGGATTCCTCCTATAGTAATCGCTGGAATCCACCAGGAAAGGCGTATCTGTATTTATCATTCTCTGAAATAAATAAAGCATATTCTGCCGACCTTTCACTGAATGAGTATATTTGCTTGGAAGAGTATAGAGCAAAGAAGGGCAATACCTATTACTTTTGTGATTTTAAACCTGTTACAGATGGCTTGATTATGGATTTGTCGTATAATGATACAACACTTGCAGAAATAAGAAATATAGTTGATTCCCATTACAATGATGTAATTTCAAGCATGATCAAGGAACTATTAAGCGACACAAACAAATTGGAGAAGTACAAGAAAAATAGGGGACATTTGAAAAAAGATATATATAATTTGAGGCATAAATATGAAATAAAAAGACAAATCATAGAAGAATCGTTTGCAAAGCAGTATCTAAAAATGATATGCAGTTGTATCTATAAAAAGGTTGATGAATCAGATGAAAGCAAACGAAAAGAAGCTTATAAGTCTTTCCATGCAATTGCTTTGTATCTTGAGGAAAAAGGAATAGCCGGGATTATCTATCCTTGCACACGCACAAACAAAATTGTTGGCAAGAATTTGGTGTTGTTCAATAAATATGATGCCGAGCCAATAGAGAGTAGCATTAGAGAATACAAGTACCAGTGAGCGAATTGTTGTAAATTACTCAATCGTATGTCCAGCGGAGCAACTATATTGTTGCTCCTTTTCCTATATTTC